GTAAAAGAACGACAAGCTGCCGCAGATCATGTTGTAAGCAACTTGAGCGAAACACTTGCTGAGGATGATCTAAGACAGTTTGGTTCTATAGATGGATACACAAAACGAGCTGTTGATGAGTATCTATTAGAAGACGACGAAGACGACTACGACGATTACGAAAACTGATGTGGTATAACAAAGTTGTAACAGATCTTGGCAAGATACCAGACTTTATCCGCCACTACGAGAAAGAACTGGATGAGGCCAGGAAGGAAACCTATATCAATGGTAGCCTTGAACGTGCCGCGGCAAATTTGCCAGGCATAACAGAACACCGATTTAATCAGTTGCAAGAGATTGAAGCAGTGCTGAACTTTCTAAATATCGAACTGCGTAAGATACGTAGGAAATACTTTCAAAAGTATCTTGAGGGATATCAGCGAGCACTAAGTAGTCGTGATGCAGAAAAGTATGTGGATGGTGAAGATGATGTTATACACTTTGAAACATTCATTAACGAAGTAGCACTATTGCGTAACAAATGGTTGGGGCTGATGAAAGGCCTCGAAAGCAAAAACTTCATGATAGGTCATGTGGTTAGATTGCGTACAGCAGGAATGGAAGATGTACAATTATGATAACATTTAAAAATGAATACGAGTCACACCAACACAGTTTACAAACACTAGAGCAGTTATACGAGTACGATAGTTTTCTGGACAGCCTAACTACCATAGCAGATTTTGGCTGTGGTACAGGCAGAGATGTGCAGTGGTGGGCAAACTTGATGACACGTGATGACCCACCTGTGCCACGTAACTTTAAGGTTTATGCATGCGATCATGCAGTTGACAAGTTGCTAGATGCTGAAATACGTGAATATGCAAATGTACATCCAGCAAACATTGATTTAGATTCCGATGACCCACCCCTGAGTGTACAGGTTGATTTTATTTGGAGCCACAACTCATTTCAGTACATGACCAATCCTATGCGCACCTTGCGTGCCTGGAATCAACAATTGGTAGAAAATGGTATGCTGATGATGATATTTCCACAGTCAACATACACACAGTACGGACATGAAGAAATTGTCTACAGTAATAGTCAGTTGTACTACAATCATAATCTTATACACTTAGTTTACATGTTAGCTGTAAATGGATTTGATTGCTGTGATGCTTACATGAAAAAAGAAGCAGATGACCCATGGATACACACAGCAGTCTACAAATCACACCACGAACCAATGGATCCAAAAACCACAACTTGGTTTGATCTTGCTGACAAGGATTTGATCAATAAGACTTTTGTTGAGTGCTTAAACAAGTTTGGATACATAAGACAAGACAAAATCTTAACACAATGGATCGACAAGGGACTTTACTTTAACAAGAGATGAAAGTTGTATTGGTTACAGGTGGATTTGATCCGCTACACTCAGGACATATTGCTTACTTTCGTGCGGCAAAAGAACTAGGCGACTACTTGGTAGTAGGCATCAACTCAGATGCTTGGTTGGAACGCAAAAAAGATCGTGCATTTATGAATTGGAACGAACGTGCTACTATTGTAAAGAATTTACAAATGGTAGACTATGTCATTGAGTTTAACGATGACGATGACAGCGCAAGAAATGCGATTAAAACAGTTAAGGAAACATGGAAAGACGATGAAATCATTGTTGCCAACGGAGGTGATCGCACAGCACAGAACATTCCCGAGACTGGCATCAGCGGCGTCACATACGAGTGGGGTGTAGGCGGCACGTACAAGATGAACAGTAGCAGTGATCTACTTACCAACTGGACAGCGTTTTGGGAAAAAACAGACAGTAGAACCGATCGCCCTTGGGGTCATTATGATGTGCTATATAGCGTACCAGGTGTTAAAGTAAAAACACTTACAATAGAACCAGGACAAAGTCTAAGTCAACAGCGTCATCATATGCGCACAGAGCTTTGGTTAGTAGCACAAGGACGATGTTGTGTAGGTAATGTTGAACTTAATACACACGATTACTATAAAATTAATCCGGGCGTGTGGCACCAGTTGCGCAATCCATACAATGATCCTTGCACACTAGTTGAAGTACAGTATGGCAGGGACTGTATTGAAGAAGACATAGAACGGCACTAAATACACTATTATGCGAGCAAAAGAATTTATTATTGAAGCAAAAGGTATGTTTGGTCGTAACCAAGGTGACCCTTTTGTACATACAAACGGAGAAATAGCAGAGTTTGTGGACGTTGGTGCTTTTCCTGATTTTCAAACACAAGGAAAACAGTACGACAGTCCTGAATCAAGAGATATTAGCATCTCTAATATTGAAAAAGAATATAACACAGTTATACAATGGGTTAATGCGCCTAACGCTACTAGTTTAGCATTTGCAGTTGCAAGAGTGCAAACTTCAGACGGCAAGGTTCTATTGTGGGGCAGGTACTTTAAACAAATATCGCCGGACATGATGAGTAAATGGAGCAACAAAGAAGTGCCTGCAGGTTGGTCATTACAAACCAAAGGTGCAAAGAAAGTTGCTAGTGGATTGGATCCGCAAACACTTATTGGATCAAACCAACAGTTTAAAGGGCCAGGATCTGTAATCCAACAAGTTTCTAAATCTGGCAACGAAATTTTAACAAATGCACTAGAGCAAACAGCACAAGGCAAACTTGCTGTATTCCCAGGAATGGTAGATCAATTAGAAACTATCAGAGACTACTTTGGTGAGATAATGGGACCTGTTGCCATGATGGGCGGTATAGTTGGCGGCCAAGCAGATGAAGCAAAAGTTGCGTTAGCAGGCGGGACAGACTGGTCGAACATGCCTATCTATTGGCCACAAAGTAAAAATCATAATCTAGTAGACAGTGAATTTACAGCACCCAATGGTGTAAAGATAGGTGTTAGTTCAAAGGGTGGTAAAGGTGCTGCCGCAAGTGTAAAGAATCTTTATGACAGTTTGATATTAAATCAAAAAAACGTAGAACTAATGCGTACAGTAGAGTATGCCGGGAGCATAGTTACTGCTATTGCAAAAAACACAGCAATGCAAGGACCGTTTGTATTGGGAGAAATGTTAGGTATAAGTACCCCTGCACTGCGTAACGAAGTAAACAGTTGTATAGAATCAGGTAAACGTGATTTTGACGGACTGAGTGAAGAAGCAACAAAGTTTGCAAGCACAATCAAGTCAGACCCCAGCAAGCCTGGTTTCAATACAGGTTACGCTATACTAGCAGGATTAGCAAAAGCAGTTGCAGGCGTTGTTAATAGCAATCCAGAATTCACAAAAGGTGCGTTAGCACTCCTAAACACAGCCAGCATTGTTCAGCTATATACAAAAGTTGGCAAGAAAGGCGATGATGTTGCAGTTACATCATACGAAGCAGTTTATCCGCCTAACTTTAAAGGCACTATACTATTAGACAACGGTAAAACATACTACGGCGGAGTTCCTAAGGGTAAGTTCGCTTTTAAATTCAATTAATTTATGAAAACAATGCCCACCCTGGAAATTACAACCATGATTGGCTGTCCACTCATGTGTAATTTCTGTCCCCAAGAAAATCTAAGACTCAAGTACGGCGAAGATACCAAATACATGAGCTTGGATACATTCAAGACAGCAGTCAGTAAAGTACCTCCTGACACACGTATAGACTTTAGCGGAATGGCCGAAGCATGGGTCAACCCAGAAGCAACCAATATGTTGCGCTATGCACTAGAGTCCAATCATCGTGTTGCTATATACACTACACTGTATAACTGGACTGTTGATACTGCTAATGAGGTATTAGGTCTGTTAACCACACACAAACCGTTGGTAGACACATTTAGCATACACTTTCCGGATGAGTATGGCAACATGAAAGGCTGGAAGTATACCAAAGAGTGGGAAGATGTTTACAACATCATGACCAGAGGTGTGCAAACTGCAGGCATCAAGCTAGAAGCAATGACCATGAGTGACCACGGTAAAATACACCAGGATCTACAACATCTGGGTGTACAGTTGTACAATTGGTTCGGACACGATCGTGCAGGCAGTTTAAACAAACAACAAGTAGAGACAGATCAAGAAATCAAATTCATTGAGCGACACGAAAAACCTGTACGCTGTAGTAAAACAATCAATTACGACCAATGGGTGTTGCAACCAAACGGTGATGTAGTAATATGCTGTATGGATTATGATTTGAAGCATGTGATTGGCAATCTAAACAGAGACAGTTATTTTGATTTGTTCACTGGCCCAGGCATGGTAAATCTACTAAGAGAAAATACCAAAACTTGTTTCTCAGACAAGAGCTTGTGCAAAAGTTGCACAGATGCATTACCGGACAAACTCACCTATCTAGTTGACATAGTATAAGCAATCGCTTATAATAGTGTTATGACTGAAAAAGAACGAGAAATCTTAGGGATAGCCCAAGAAGAATGTGCTGAAGTTATACAAGCAATCAGCAAGTGTGTGCGTTTTGGTATAGACAATAGTCACAAGTCTGGTAATACACAACGTGAAAATTTAAGTATGGAAGTTGGCGATTTGGTATGCATGATTGGGCTAATGATAGAAGCCGGGCTAGTTAAAGAAGAAGATATAAATCGAGCCAAAGACGAAAAGATTGAAAAACTAAAAGTTTACAGTAATATTTTTAAATGATAACA